AGTCCATAAAGATTTTAAGAATGCAAAGTTTGTAAGAAAAAGAGTATCTGTAAAATTTATCGATGATGTGAATTTCGAGGGCGGTAACCCATTTGGAGAAGCCGACCCAAAAGCAGAACTTACAGATGAAACGTGGTTAATGGGTAGAAAAACCCAAGAGTCTAGGTTATTTGTAGAGTTCGAACTTAATTCCCCATTAGATTTGGAAAGTTCTAGTATAAATTCTCGTAGCGTAGTTTCTAAATTCTGCTATTGGCAATACAGGGGAGAGGGTTGTAGATATCAAGGTCTGCCTATAGAAAGAGATGACGGTGAGAATTTTCAAGATCTCGACGGCAATGGAGTCGCACCAAATTATTCCCCACCAATAGGTTCACCAGTTTCCTTTTTTGATGACCGATCTGCTATATGGAGTAGTTCAAGAAACTATATTAAAGGTGATGTAGCTGTGACAGAAAGCCCAACTATTTTTTTGGCTAATCCCAACCCAAATTTGAGAGGAGAACGTTTAAAAACCGTTTATGTATGCGTACAAAATAATAAAGGGCAAACTCCAGAAGGTAATCCCAGTTTCTGGCAAAGAGACGGATGTACCAAAAGACTCTCTGCATGCAAGAAGCGATTTAATACTATTGATTTAGTAGGTTTTAAAGAAAGCCAAAATATCAATAGCGGTTTTAACGCTATTCAAATTTCTGGTATGAAAAGCGAGGGGGATAGTGTTCCAACAAATACAGGGTTATTTCATACTAACGAGCTAGGATTAACAGGTCAACTCACGGGTCAATTCACTATTATGGGCTGGGTTAACATAAATATAAATAGCCCAGTAGGAGCAGGAATATTAAGCACTTCTCCGAGAGACGACCAAAATTGGCCAAATACTCAATGGTTAAACATTAATGCTAACACCAGTTTATTAAATCGAACAGACTCTAATACAACTAGAGGTAACAAAACTAGCCAGATTGCAGCTAATTATTTTGGCTACGCAATTGGTAGTTCTGAAGCCACCAAGAGAAACGCTTACAGAAATATATATTTGCATGAAGAGCAGTCAGCTGGAGATCCAAGAGAATGGGTTCAATACATTATCACTAATACCCAAAAAGCTGAAGTTATCAATGGAAATGGAGAAGATCAAAATACATTGATCAAATTTTATGTTAATGGCGAAAATAGATCAGAAAATCAAGTAACTTTAGGAGGTAAAGCAACTAACAATCAAGGTAATTTTGCCAGTTTAACACAAAGAAAAGCTTTGTCTTGGGCTGGAGGCGATAAAGCTCTACCTCAGACTTTTATGTTGGGTGCAGTAGAGTTTTATCCAGGAAGGTTAGGGTATAGAACACCAGCTAACCACACACAACCTCACACTACCTCAATGAATGGAGCGCTTGGTCCTTGGGCAGTATGGAACAGACCCCTCAACGACGAAGAAATAAAATTCCTTTATAAAAGTATACCCAGCCCAAATAATGTTTCTAATACTTTAGATTTTGCTCCCAGGGATTATTATCAATGCACTGGAAGATTTGGGACATTAACAGGAAGTGGTGATGGGACACTTTCTTACGGAAAAGATAGTTTAGTAGCTTGGTGGGATGCTTCAACTGGACTGATACCATCTACTTCAGATATAGGGATGTTAGATATTCACACAGGAAATTTACATTTGACGGGGAGTGGAGAGTTCACAGGAATACTCCAAGATTACAAAGAAGCCCCATTAACACTTTTACCAAACCCCACCCCAGAATTCCCTAACTTTGGAGGGTTTCCTGGGACTGATGGATTTAGTTATGCAAGAGATACACAGGTGTAAAGGAGAAGTTACTGCACTCCACAAAATAAAAGAAATGTCTCATAGGCATTTCACTCAAGAGATATGTGGGTTTTTAGGCTACGATAATGAGAAAAAAGAATTTATTGTCCAGCGTGAAGACAATATAGCTGAAGACCCTAGATCACACTTCCTTATCAATCCTTTGAGCTACCTACTTTTCAAAGACTCTTGTAGTATGATAGGGGTTTTCCATAGTCATATCGTGGGAGATGAAAAAGAATCAGAATTTGATGTAAAAATGGCAGATAATTGTTGCCAACCATTCTTAATATACAGTCTTAACACAAAAAAAATAAATATTTATACGCCCAAAACCATAGAATCAGATGTAAATATATTGGAAAGGGTAAAGGCTGTAAAATGACAATAGTAAATATACATGGAATTCTAGCTAGAGAATTTGGAAACTCATTCAAATTAAGCCTACCCAACCCAAAAGATGTCTTAGAGGCTATAGATTGTAATAGAGAGGGTTTTCTGCAGAGATTAGTGCAGTTGCAGAAAGAAGGGCTTTGTTATGACCTTATAATAAACAAAGAGAGAATCACTAATGGCCCAGATATGGATAACATATCGGATGCAAATACGATAGATTTAGTTCCAGCTATCTCAGGTAGTGGCCCCGCAATGGGACCAATTCTAGCAGCTATCTTTCCATCGCTAAGTGGAACAGTAGCGCTTAAGGCCATAGCTTTTGTAGCTAATGCCGTACTTTTTGCATCAATTAGTTATGCATTAACACCTAAACCAGAAAATGAGGCTTTAGAAATAGAAGCCGATGGGTCGAAAAGCTCCCTTATTTTTACTAATACAGTAAACATAGCCAGCCAAGGTTCTCCAGTTCCTATAGGTTATGGAAGATTAAAAGTAGGCTCACAAGTTGTGCAAGCCACGATAAAATCTTTCCCTCAACATCAAGAGCCTTCAAGAGCTTTAGGGGCTGATAGAGGTAATCCAAATTTTATAGGTAATAGACCATTATGAAACACCTCCTTAAAAAGTTAAGTATCGCAGGAGCAGGAGGTAAAGGTAGTAAACCGAAACCTCCTATTTATAAACCGCCTGTTATGGGAGAGCTTCAATATGGAGCTTCTCATAGTTATGCAGAAACATTAGATTTGATAAGTGATGGACCTATCGAGGGAGTTGTAAATTCAAAAGGACAATTAGTAGATGGTTTAAACATCTTACAAGGTATTTACTTAGACGATACACCTGTCGCCGTGACTAATGAATTAGCGACGAATACTAATGAAATCACAAAATTAGAACTCGAAACTTTTGATTCTTTAAATATGGAATTGAATAGCACAGAAGGAGTTTTATATCTAAGTAAATTTTTTCAAGAAATAGCACAAGTTGACAGAAGAAGCGGAGCTGGTAAAATAACCTCTTTAAAATCCAACCCAGCAGGACCAATAGACGTTTTCGAGGCAGACTCCTCAAATAATGCCAACATGGTGTTTATGAGGACGATGACAGGCAGCCCACGGGTAGGTGGGATTTTCGTAGGACCACCTATTTTACCTGATCCAAGGCCCGACGTAGGTCTAGCTCTAAAAAGTTACGCTATTTTTATAAGAAAATTCATTAAATATAGAGATTCAGGCACAGCTCAAACATTCCATCTATATTTAAATAATGATTTTTTATCAGCTAGTGACGCAGACGCAGCTTACAGAAATAATAGTCAACCCAAAGGGGAAATAGAGGAAGGGAGTTTAATATGGACAGACAATTCTTCTTTAGATACGTCGAAATTTTTATTAGCTTTGAACCCTAATATTTCGCCTCAAATATTTACAGAGAATACTAAAGTCCTTACCAGCTCAACAGAGGCAGATCTTAATACGATTTTAAATTTATATAATAATAATGACGCAGGAGAAGTAAATCAGCCGCAAAAAGAATTAGCAGCTAGGACTTTAAAAAGGATAGGATGGAACGAAGGTGCTGTAGACACTCTTTTACCTACTTATTTAAATAGGAATGGTCAAACTGAAGTTGTAATTATATGTAAAGTAAACTCATCAAACTCTAATTTAAATAAAAATATATTAGACGGGAGTGCATTGATGAAAATGGAGACCGTGCCGTTTGGAACAAAATACAAATTAAACATCACAACCCGACTGAGAAATTTAGGCGCAAGAGTCACAGATGTTACTTGCCCAGAAATTTTAAGCGATGGTACTCTAACTGGAACTATGCATGGGTTCTTGATTTTCGAATTCCCCACAGTAAATCAAATTGATGATAATGCGTTTAAGACCACAGACGGAGTGTCCCATGTTTACGGGAAAACACTCACATCCCAAATCCCCTCTTACATCATAGAATTACTAAAAGATATAAATTCATTCAAATATGGAAAAAAAATTGAAGACGGATCAAATTCTACAGTTTTGTCATTAGACCCTACAATTAATTCCATTCAAACTAATCAATTAAAGTTTAATTATAGTAATGTACTAGCTGAAATCCGCAAAGGTGAAGAAAGTCAAACACCTTTTGATAAATTTAAAAAGATTTTCATCGATCACCCTTACGGTAGAGAATTGTTCGGGCCTTTTGGGACGGCCACAGCCAAAGGTCAAGCAACAAGGTTAAGCACAGAAACTAGTGACCAAGTAAACGCTCCTCAACGTATCTCTGCTAATAAAGAGATGCTAACTAGATCTGAGGTTTTAGAAAGAGATGCTACTAATTTTAACGCAGATTTAGGTGAAGATGGACTACCCACTTTAGAAGGAAGTGATGATGTAAGAAATGACTCGATAAAAACAACGCGTAACTATTCAACTTGGGGGAATAGCTCTTTTCAAACATTTGATGAAGAAGCCATCCCAGTCATACATACAATTTACAATCCTAATGTAGAAGAAGTTTTTATCACTTTAGATGTCTCCTCTCTCAGAGATACTCTTATTAGAGATGTGAAAGGCGTTAAGAATAACAATCTCGCAGATAATGAAGATTTAAAAACAGGAACAACTTTCCCGACAGTTTTAAATATAAAAGTTGAAACTGGTTTTATTGACACCAATGGTGATCAAATAGTATTTAGGAGTTACGACTATAGAATAGTAGCTTTAATAGAAGGAAGTACCTTAATAGACATAGGCAATCCTGATTATAAGTCATCTGGAGGTAAAGAGTTTGTTGTAGGACTAAATAATCCAGATGATAATGAAAATTATCTTTCTCGCCCCTTCAAACTTCCAGATAATAAGATTTTAAAGACTACGTTTACCTCTGATGGGGAGCTAGGCATAGAAGCGGGTGTTATTAATCAGATGAAGGATAGGAAAAGATTTGTAAAAATCCAAAAACTTTCTTATGAAACTAATTCTGTTTTATTATCTAAAGTCGTAGCTGTTAGTAAAGTCACAGAGATAATAAATGCAGATTTACCTTATCCCTTCTCCGCTATTGTGGGGACTAAATTAGACTCTAGAGCTTTTAGTAGTATACCTAAAAGAAGTTTTGATTGTAAACTTAAAAAGGTTAAAATCCCTAGTAATTATTTTCCAACTGATGGAGGTATAGATAAAAGATACTATGATACTGAAGTTGAATTTCAAAACGCCACTCGATTAGAAAAGTTAATTTACAAAGGAGATTGGAATGGATCTTTCCATGAGGAGTTGCGATGGACAGACAATCCAGCATGGATACTCTACGATTTATTAACTAACGTAAGATATGGAATGGGTTCTCATATCGACCCAGACAACATAAATAAATGGCAACTATATAAGATAGGTAAATTCTGTGATAATGTAGATAATGAAGGAAACTTCTTAGGAGTAACTGACGGGAGAGGAGGGATAGAACCGCGCTTCTCTTGCAACGTAGTATTTGATCAAGGGCAAAAAATATTTGACGCTATAAATACTATCGCATCTCTCTTCAGAGGCCGAACTTTCTTTAGTAATTCTGAAATTAATTTTGTTGATGATAGACCTAGATCAGCAGTTAATCTTTTTACTAACGAAAGCGTAAAAGATGGTTTATTTTTCTACTCAAACAACAGGAGAGATGAGCAATTTAATACTATAGAAATAGGTTACAGGGATAGATTTGATAATTACACTCCAAAAATAGAAGTTGTTGAAGATGAAGAAGACATTAAAGAGAGAGGGATCTTCAAAAAACGTATAGAAGGGATTGGTATAACTTCTAGAGCTATGGCTCGTAGAGCAGCGCAGCATCAAATCTTTTCTAAAATACGAGAGAACCAGCAAGTAGCTTTTACTGCTGGGCTAGAGACTCTATTATGTAAACCTGGAGATTTAGTTATAGTAGAAGATGAACTAAAGACCAACATAACTAATTTTGGCAAAATTTTAGATGTGAATCTAGAGGACGAAACAATTAGACTCAGTAATACATCCTCCTCTTTAATGACCACTGGAGTTTTAACTATTTATAACCCTACTGGTATTGACAATATTGATGAGTTAAATATAGCGGCAAATCAAAATAGGCAACGATATGATGGCTTTACTATCACTGGAAACAATTCTTTAAATAATCAAGGTTTTGCCCCATTTACTGGACAATACAGCTTCTCAAACTACACAGATGGTTACGATCAAGTCACTGGATTCGGCGCAGGAGAAACTAGATATTCTGAGTATGCTTCTTATACAGGACTATCTGGCACATACTTATATTTTGAAACTGGTGTGACAGGGTGGGTTTTCGGTTCTGGAGATGCTAAATCTTTGTATTCTGGAGATTTTATTTCTAAAGAGACAGGGGCGCAAACACTGACTGAAGTCAATACTGGTACGCTATCCGTTTTAAATATGAATACCTCAGATAAAAGGAATGCATTCTCTATATTATTCTCGGGCTTTGACTCAAACAGTTTTAGAGGTTATACTAGAGGTATAACTAATTCAGAGCTATCTGGTCTAGCGCCTGAACAAATAATTGATATTAACGTAACTGGGATTGTAACTAATCTAGATTATGGATGTTCCCTTTCAGGCTTTGATAAACCAGAGCTTTTAAAATCT